CTAGTTAAACGTCAGACTAGTTCCCCACTCCAAACTAACCTATCATAACTGGGCCTTTAAGCATTTGCAGTCCTATCTTGGCGAGCGTAGCGAGCAAACGGCTTATATCGCCGACCCTCCTCCGGAGACGTATAGGGATGTCCGCATGCTATCGGCTTGTGCTAGAAATAAGGGCGAAGCCCTTTGATTGACCCGTCAAAGTTTAATTTTATACCCGTCCGTACGGGTGATTTCATATAGGAAATACGCATCGGTTAGAACAATGAAGGTCAGAAAAGAAGTATCCCTTACCGTGGATACAGCAAACATAGCCAGCAAGATGAACAACTTTAGCCAATGGGTACGCATTGGTCTACGTCAATACGAACATGGCGAAGACATTGCGTCTGAAACCATGCGTCGCATGCGCTACAGGAAAGCGTGTGTGCATCTGGCGTCAGCATTGATTGACTATGCGACGCAAATCGACCCAGATTACAAAGGCGAAGTTGAAGCGATCATTGCACAAGCTATGAATCAAACAACACTGGAGGAATTTGAATGAAAATAAAAGGATTAGAATGCATTCAATGTCACTCAGATGAACACATTGACATACGGTATTTGTTCAATGGAATGCAATACGAGTTAGAATATCATTGTGAGTCGCACACTGGTGGCTGTAATTTCTATCGTTTGCTACCTTTGGCCTTTCACCCAGAAGTAGGTGACTTGAGATGAGAAACAGATCAGAAACCTACGTTAAGATTTACAACAAATACAGAGATGACCAGGACAAAAAGATTCACGATCTACAAGTCGAAGTTAGAGCTCTAACCAGAATGGTTGAATACCTAGCAAAGAAGATGTTAGAATAACCTGGTTATTCAGATCCAAAGCCAAGCCATCAGAACATAGTCCGCAACAGTTGCTCCAGCAACCGAGACCAATGTAGCAATTGAAAGAAAGACGTTGAACTTCATCAATGATTCTAAGGATGTTTCTTTTGCTTCTTTCTTTTCTGCACGAGCCATTAGCCATTCTGCAAACTTTGTAGTTGGTGTTTTCTTTTCTTCAATAGGACTTTCTTCTGTACTCATATAATCATGCCTCCCATTCCTACGAGTGCGGTTTCTTCGTACCTTCGTATTTCTGGAGTGTATAGATCAATGGCTCCTACGCCACCTGCTTCAATAGTTCTTATTGCTAATTCTGTAGCTACTAGATCTGCAGCTTGAAATGAAATAAGGGGAATTCTAACTAATGGATGAAAGGATCGCAAAGGTGCAAGGTTTGGCGTATCAAATAGAATTTCTTCTATTGTCTCAAGACCAGGGGCTAGTGGCATATCAATCAACATCAGGTTCGTTTTGAAGATCGTAACTTCTCTTAAGTCGCATAAGATATTCAAATTCAGGTTCTGCTTTTACATCGACTACAAGCAAGTGTCTAGCAGACGGCAAAGTAATAGCATTTACATCATTGTCAAAAGTTACTATTCGATAACAATACAATCGATCACTAGCAGTCGGACTCATTGAACCAAATTGATGCGTACTAGCTAGCATAGTCCAACTGGCTGCCAAATCTACACTTGTTGAGTAAGTATTGTTACGAGCATACAATACATGTTCAAAGTTGGATTCAGATAAAGAGAAGCCAGGACCATCTGTTAACCAAATACCAGTTGCCCAATAAGCCGATGTCAAATCAATTGGTATGCTTGTAATTAGATCAAGTATTGCTAATTGTTTTCCAACAGCCCCATTGATAAATGGCTGGCTTGTCATTTGAACAGTTATTGCTTGAGGAAAGATAGTTTCAGAATCCATAGATAATCCTGCTAAATCAATATAGTCTGAAGCTGCAAATACTGAAGGTCCTAACTTTTGATAGTCTCCACCTACATCTGAACCAATTTCATAATTACCTGATGGTCCAGATTGATTAAACGCTACAGAGCCAAATTCTTGTTTTAATTGCTTCACTTTAACGACCTCTTTCTTTCTGCTGATCTCTTCCAAGACTTTGCAGCTCTCTTGAACAATACTTGATGGTTAGATCGTGGATGCTTCTTCTTGAGTTGCTTCAGAGTCTTTGCCATGTATTTGTTATACGCGGATGGTGCTCGCTTAACTTTCTTAGCGACTGTCTTAGCTTTCTTTACAGTTGACTTAGCCTGGCTTACTGTTTTTTTACCAGACTCGCCCAGGTCTTTTATCTCCTGGAGCAATCTGATAACTTCATCGATAGACACTGAGTCCACCTCAGTTATCTGCAGCTGTTGATTGAATCGCAATTGCCATGAAGTCCTTTGCACTGAGAGAAACAATTGAAGCGTTTACTCGAACAGTAACATTGACGGATTGTCCAGATTGAATAGCAGAGGTCATTCCAGTGATGTAGAGTTGATCGTTAACAACGAATCGTCCATCATCTGAACCACGGCCATAGTTATCTGGGTAAAGGTCCGCATCTTGGGAAAGGAATGCATCGCTATCTAAGACAAGTCGCATGGAAGATACAAGGGCACGGTCATTAGCAAAAGCAAGACCGCCACGGTTGAGGTCAGTTACTTGACACTGAACTTCACCAGCACCAAGAGAACCTGCAAGTGTTGAAGTTGCTGCTGTCCCTTGGACAACATAATCAACTGAATGAATTTGAAGAGCTTGACGATCTCCAACGTCAACATATGACCCAAGGTCAATAGTTGCAAAGGTTTCAGTGGTGGCTGCGGAAATAGTCACTCGCTCGGTTAACGTAAACATGCTTGTCTTTTTTGTTGCCATAATAATCACGGGGGTGGAGTGGGGTTTTCTCTGCTAGTTAAACGTCAGACTAGTTCCCCACTCCAAACTAACCTATCATAACTGGGCCTTTAAGCATTTGCAGTCCTATCTTGGCGAGCGTAGCGAGCAAATCGGACAAACCACCCGTCCCCGACCACCACCCCTATGGTAAAGTACCCCCTATTTAGGAACACCGTAGGTTTTTCGCTAATTGTTACCCGTCCGTACGGGTGATTTCATATAGCAAATACGCATCGGTTAGAATAATGAAGGTCAGAAAAGAGGTCTCCCTCACGGTTGAGACAGCACAAATTGCAAACAAGATGAACAACTTTAGCCAATGGGTACGCATTGGACTACGTCAATACGAACATGGCGAAGACGTTGCGTCTGAAACCATGCGTCGGATGCGCTACAGGAAAGCGTGTGTGCACTTGGCGTCAGCATTGATTGACTATGCGACGCAAATAGATCCAGATTACAAAGGCGAAGTTGAAGTCATCATCGCCCAGGCTATGAATCAAACAACACTGGAGGAGTTCGAATGAAACACATGAGAAACAAATCAGAAACTTACGTTAAGATCTACACTAAATACAGAGATGACCAAGACAAAAAGATTTCAGAGCTCCAAACTGAAGTTAGAGCTCTAACGCGCATGGTAGAATATTTGGCACAAAAGGTGTTGGAATGACCTGTGAATTCTATTTTAATTACGATTGGAACACCAAGGACATCACATTCGATTGGTTGTTGCCTCTCGAACAATACGAAGGTCCACAAGGACCATGGTGGCAATGCATTAACTGTGATGAAATATTTTATTCAACAACAATGTGTATGTGCGACGACTGCAATCCATTCTCTGGATATTGCAGATCGTGTTAATCAAACCCAAAGCCAAGCCATCAGAACATAGTCTGCAACAGTTGCTCCAGCAACCGAGACCAATGTAGCAATTGAAAGAAAGACGTTGAACTTCATCAATGATTCCAAGGATGTTTCTTTTGCTTCTTTCTTTTCTGCTCTAGCCATAAGCCATTCTGCAAACTTTGTAGTTGGTGTTTTCTTTTCTTCAATAGGACTTTCTTCTGTACTCATATTACCATGCCTCCCATTCCTACGAGTGCGGTCTGTTCGTACCGTCGTATTTCTGGAGTGTATAGATCAATGGCTCCAACGCCACCTGCTTCAATAGTTCTGATTGCTAATTCTGTAGCTACAATATCTGCAGCTTGAAATGCAACAACTGGTATTCGAACTAAAGGATGAAATTTAGCCAATGAAGATAATGGAACTATACTGTCTTCGAAGAGAACTTCTTCAAGCCAAACAAGTTCAGGAGCAAGGGACATATCAATCCTCATCGTGTGATTGTTGAAGCTCGTATGATCGCATCAAGCGGTAAAGGTATTGGAACTCTGGTTCTTCTTTAACACTAGCACCTAATACAACTTGACAACCTGGCATAGTCAAACTTGTGAACTGAGCGCTAGGTGATACTACACTTGCAGAAATAAATCTGTAAACGTAAACACGATCAGAAGCAGTTGGGAAAGCAGACCCCATATTGTTTTGAGAATTTGTTGGCAAATAAGTAAACCCTGCAATGTCAGCGGTTTGTGTGAAAGTTCGATTTCGATAATAAACAAGTTGAGACCAATCCATAACTGACCCTGGCACACCTGCGCCTAGAAGGAATTCTAATTGTAGTTTATCTGCAGGAATTGGACTTGTAGTTAATACAATTTGTTCAATACATCCATCACCTGTATGTCCACCTTCAATTGCTGGATTGTAAGCATTCTGTACTGAAACAGTTTCAAAGAACAAAGTCTTTTCTTGTAGAGTTAAACCTGCCAAATCAAAATATGATTCTTGTACTACAATTGCAAATGTAGGAGCAGATTGCAGAGTTGTTAAATTTGTAGCTGATACTGCAGTTATTGCGCCAGCAGTTATTCCAAAGACAACTTGTCCTAATCCTTTGTTTAGTAACTTCACTTTAACGACCTCTTTCTATCTGGTGATCTCTTCCAAGACTTTGCAGCTTGTTTGAAGATTGCTGCATGTTTCTTGCGTGGATGTTTCTTCTTGAGAGATGCCATCTTCTTCTTCATGTATTTGTTATACGCGGATGGTGCTCGCTTTACTTTCTTAGCAACAGACTTAGCCTTCTTTGCAGTAGACTTAGCCTTGCTTACTGTTTCTTTACCAGACTCGCCCAGGTCTTTTATCTCCTGGAGCAATCTGATAACTTCATCAATAGACACTGAGTCCACCTCAGTTATCTGCAGCTGTTGATTGGATTGCAATTGCCATGAAGTCTTTTGCAGAGAGGGAAACAATACTGCAGTTAACTCGAACAGTGATGTTGACTGCTTTGCTACTGCCTAGAACTGTTGAACGGCCAGTGATGTAGAGTTGATCGTTAACGACATATCGTCCATCATCAGAACCTTTTCCAAAGTTGTCTGGGAAGAGATCGGTGACGTTTGTCAAATAAGCATCTGTGTCATATTCTAAACTGCTAGAAGCAACAAGAGCTCTATCGTTAGCAAACACAAGTGCGCCACGGTTTAAATCAGTGAGTTGGACAAATACTGAACCTGCACTACCCATTGCAACCGGAGTGGATTCGTTCACAGTTGTTCCTTGGTGGATAAAGTCAACTGAATGAATTTGAAGAGCTTGACGATCTCCAACGTCAACATATGACCCAAGGTCAATAGTTGCAAAGGTGTCTGTTGTAGCTGCACTAATTGTGAGCCTTTCGGTTAGGGTAAACATGCTTGTCTTTTTTGTAGCCATAATAATCACGGGGTGGAGTGGGGTTTTCTCTGCTAGTTAAACGTCAGACTAGTTCCCCACTCCAAACTAACCTATCATAACTGGGCCTTTAAGCATTTGCAGTCCTAT